TTGATCGGCTTCAAAAATTAACCCCAATTGAGGATAAATCAAACTATCCATTTGTTACAAACAAAAAGGAGATTGACCCATGAAAGCAGAAATAGAATCCGATTTGTATATCCATATAATACCAGAAAATGCAGTTGAAGTATTAGCCTTACGATGGATTAAAGAAAGGGCAATCTGTTGTGATAAATGCGGAATAAGAGATTTCCCAATTGTTATCCATACAAAACCCGAAAAGGAGGAAACAGAATGAGAGATTATGAAAATGAACGGGCAATTGACCCGGAATTTTTGGAGGAAGAGGTTTTGGCAATACCGTCATTGTATGGCTATTACAGTGATATAAAATTGGACCTGACCGAGCAATTGAGGGAGGTCGAAGATCAGTTTGAATTGTGGCGATCCGGCCTGGTGGCGGAGATCAATAACGACCCGGCCCTTTTCAATTTGAAAAAAGCAAGCATTGCAACGGTGGACGCCACTATTTTGCAAATCCTTCATAATAAAATTGATGAAGTGAATGAAATCGGGATAACGACAAAAGCAAAAATCAAGAAACTTCAGCATGACCTGGACGTTATTGCAATCCAGTTAAAATCCCTTGATAAAAAAGATAGTGCTCTGGACAAGGCAATCAAATTATTTGTGGCTAATTGGTTTGTCGGCCCCAAAAATCCACAGACCATAAAAGCCGGAAAGCGGATAGTGAAAGAAAAATCCGGCAAGACCGCTGAAAAGATCCGCGAAGCCGGGAAAAAGAGAAGCAGGAGATGAATAATAAAGGATTCACATTAACAGAATCAATAATTGCATTAGTGATTTTAATTATAAGTATTCTGGTCGGTGGATTAAGTTTTACTATTGCTCATTTTATAATCAAATTCTGGTAATAAAAAAAGGGAGTAAAAATGATCAAAATAAACGATACCTTTGAAATTGAAAAAGACCCGTATTGTTGGAGTTTGCATGAATGGCGGGATGGGGTAAATAGAATAACGGGAGAAGCAATCCGGACCAAAAAGACAACATATTATAACAGTCTTGTTCACGTCTGCGGAATCATTGTTGATAAGTCCGCCGGAATCGCCTGCAATCAGGCCGGGGATATTATCGGAGCAATAAAACAAGCAAAATGGGATATTTTCAAAGCCATTTGCTGTGCTGATATGAAAGAAGAAAATGTCGATAATATCTACAAAGAAGATGTCGATAAATTCATACGTAAAAGGAGCAGGTCGAAATATACTAAATCATAGCCCTATGACCGTCTTACAAGCCCGTATCAGGTCAATAACTAATTATTAATACCTAAGTATAAGGAGAGTAAAACATGGCGAGAAAAACAAAGGAAGAACGAAAAGCGGCATTGAAAAAAAGAACCCAGTCCACCGTCAAAAACCGGGATGTTTCCAAGTATGGCGGCATTGATGTTTTAGATCTTGCCAAATCCGGCAAAAAAGGCAAGGTCAATATGTACGAATGCCTGATGGAGAAGAAAAAGAACATGATTGATATCTTGCCTTTTGAGATCACCCAAGACTGGTACAAGACGCTGAAGACATTTAACGGCAAATTGGTTGGACTGGAACCGGGTGACGAAGAATACAAACTGGAATATGCCATGCATCGGAATGTTGGATCAGAAAATAAATCCATGCTTTGCCTGAAACAAATGTTTGGGCTTCCGTGCGAGGCATGCTCCCAAAGGGATGAAGAATTTAAAAAAGATAATCCGGACGAAGATATTACTGATGGTCTGAAACCCACCTGGCGATGCATTTACAATATCTACGATTACAATGAGCCGGAAAAAGACATCCAAGTTTGGGATTATTCCAGGTATCTTTTTGAAGCAACTTTGCTGGAAGATGCTGAAAACGATGACGGCGGAATCATTCTTTTTGCTGATATTGAAGAGGGGAAAACCTTGCAATTCAAAGGCAAGAAAAAGACAATGGGGAAACAATCTTTTGCAGAAGTGGCAGAGGTTACTTTTGTTGATAGGGATGCTTACCAGGACGGAATTCTGGATGATACTTATCCGCTTGATAAAATGCTTGTCATTCCTACGGTCGAAGAATTTACAAAAGCATTTCTTGGTTTGGAAGAAGGTGATGAACCTGGTGGTTCGGATGATCCTGGTGATTCCGAAAAAGAAACACTCAGGCAAAGCCGCAGAAGGTCACCCAAAGAAGAAAAAATTGATGATAACAAATGCCCGAACGGCCATGTTTTTGGTGTAAATTGCAATGAAAAACCTGAATGCGAAAATTGTGATGAAAATATTTTTAATGAATGTGCTGATCTCCAGGACAAAATAAATGCCGGAGAGCAAACCTCAGAACCGGAAACGCCGCAGGAACCAGAACCGAAAAAACCAACCAGACGAACAAGGCGATCTGCTCCGCCTGCCGAAGAAAAAGAAACAGAAAAACCTACAACTCGGACAAGGCGAAGACGATGAAAATTGATCCCGATAAAAGATACATTGATGTGACCAAGGCTATTGGAATTACTTTTTCCTTTGGTCTTGGTCGGCCCTCCCGCCCTACCATTGCCTCCTGGGTCTTGAAATATGACCTTGGGGTTAAGGTAGGCGGGCAATGGCGAATTGATGAACAACGATTCAAAGAATTCTTGAGGACAGGCGAATGAATAGACGACGAAGAACTCGAAATGATGAAACAGAACAGCCCCGAAGAAAAACACGGGCAATGGTTGAGGATATTGAACAATCAATTAAAAACCCAGTCCGAAAGGAAATCTCAACTGAAACTCTTATTCCGTCTGGCTCAACCATGCTTAATTTGGCTTGCTCTGATAATCCTTTTGCTGCCTATGGGCTTGGAAAAATTGTTACCATGCCGGGTTCTTCGTCTTCTGGCAAAACCATTCTCATGCTGACCGCGATGGCTGAAATGGCCATTAACAGTCGTTTTGACGATTATAAATTTTATTATGATGACGGAGAAGAATCCCTTGCATTTGATATGGACTACTTATTCAAATGCCTTGTTGGGAGATTAACTGCCCCGGGTGGATACGACGACGATAATGAACCAATCTATTCCAACACAATACAAGATTTCAGGTTGAATATCCTGTCTAAATGCCAGGAGAAAAAACCCTTTATTTATGTTCTGGATTCTTTGGATGCATTGACGACGGACGAAGAACTCGAAAAAGAATATAAAAAAGCAATCCTGATGGCAAAAGGAGATATCGCCGCCATTAAAGCTCTATCCGGATCATACAATACTGAAAAGGCTAAAATACTCGGGCAGGCATTACGGATGATAAATGGAGCGATTAAAAAAACAAATTCGGCCTTATTTATCGTTCAACAAATCCGGCAAAAAATAGGTGTGACATTTGGAAAGCAAACAACTACATCTGGCGGCAATGCTCCGTTTTTTTACTCCACCCACCAAGTTTGGTTAAATAAAACAAATCAGATTAAAAATCCAAAATATGGTCTTAAAATTGGAAATAGCGTATCGGCAGAAATCACTAAAAATAAATTAATTGGAAAACTAAGAGATATCAAATTTGATGTTTTTCCCGATTATGGAATTGACGATATCGGTTCTATGATTGATTATCTTTGTGCTTCCAAAACTTGGAAAAAAGGTGGGAGCCGTATTACTCCTATCGGATTTAATGATATTAAGGCTGGTGGGGAAACATTTTACAAAAAGGATCTTGTCAAAATAATCGAAAAAGAAAACGCCGAAAATGACATCAAAAAATTATGTGGGGAAACCTGGAATCGCATCGAAGAATCTGTTAAACTTTCCGACAGAAAAAGGAAATATTAATCATGGCAAATAAACAATTATTAATCCAGGCGGCAGAACGGTTTGTTTGGAAATGTGAACACGGACGAGGAAGAAGTATAGAGACATATAATCAACTCAAAAAAGCACTGGCCGCTCCGGAAGCAGAAAATGACGGCCCGGATTTTGATGTTGATCCTCCCGAAATTGATTATGTTTTACAAAAAGAATATTAATCATGAATTGGATCTTCGGCAAAAACTGGTTTGGCAAGAATTGTAGATATCTCACCGCCGTTTGGGAAGAGGATGAAACCATTGATCCTGATTTCAAAGAATACGAACCAGTTTTGAAATATTGCAAACATCCATTAAATATTTGTCATACAGAAGGCAATTGTTTTGAAAAGATATGTCCCCTTAGTAATAAAAAGGAACCCATATGAGAAGACAACGACAAAGGACATTGACCGGTGATCCGGCAATATCAAACCTTTCCCTTAAACCCAAAAAAGAACCCATCTTTGTCGGCATTGATCCGGGCAAAGGCGGAGCCATAGCTGCTATTGATAAAAATCTGGAGGTGCTTGATGTCAAAGATTGGCCGGGCAACGAATTATTCTGTTCTGATGTTATAAAAGATTATTGTTTGTGGTGGAATAATGATAAGTTCAAAATCTTTGCCGCTCTTGAAAGGGTTCATGCCATGCCGGGACAAGGTGTCACGTCTATGTTCACCTTTGGAGAAAATTACGGCATGTGGAAAATGGCTCTTGCATATGCCGGTCTTTCTTACCTCAACCCACCGCCACAAACCTGGATGAAGGGCATGGTCGTAAAAAAACAATTTGCCGGAGACAGCAACAAGGCTCATCTCGCCGCCGCTTGTCAATTATTTCCTGAATATAAGCATCATTTCGTGGGGCCAAGGGGTGGAATCAAGACAGATAGATGTGCCGCTGTATTGATTGCTTATTGGAGACGCCAGCAATATTTCAAGGGAGAATAAATTGCCAGCAATAATAAAAAGAAATACTCGAAAACGGGAGCGAGAATTAATGGATTTAATCCGGTTAAAAGAAACAAAACGGACAATCCTAAGCATCCAAGCCAAAAAAGATCTCACCGAATTTGATGCTCTTTTAACATTATTGCATGACAAAGGAGTTTTATGAAAATTATAAATTATTTTATACGCAGAAAAAAGATCCTATCTTTAAAAAAGAAATTAGCCAGAGCAGAATTTCATTTTATTGAAGCCAAAATCAAGGCTATAGAATCAGAAAAAGAAGTGACCATAAATATCTCTAATAATGAATTACGACCAGATTTAGAAGCTTTTATGTTGACTCTTTTGGAAGGAATCCAATTGCGGGTAAATGCCGATCCAGGTGAATTTTTACTATCTAAATTACCTATTCTTAAACAACAATTCCAAAATCCTATACTAATTGCGATTGACCGGATTAAAAATTTTTTCAGGAAAGGAGCAATATGATTGGACCAGATTGGCCAACAGAAAATAAAAAAACATCTAAAATTGTCAAAATAGATACAAATA